CATTTTTTTCAAAATAACATGGGCAGACCTGTGAACAAGCTCCCCATCCAACCAGTACTCAACCCATGTTGTTAACTCGTTGTCATTATCGACTGTACCTTCCCGTTTTTCAAGCTGGGAATCGTCCATGTCGCCCTTGGTGGTGGTAACTATCAATTTGAACTCCTAATAAGCGCAGTGGTTGCGATGTTGTTCGGCATCGTGATTGTAAATGTAGTGGTCGACGTTTTGTCAGCCCCAAAGTCCAAAACTGCTACCGACTTGTTGCCTTTGGACGCGTTATAAATCAAAGCGCACCGTGCGGTCAATGCCGATGTCCACACTACGTTATTCCAGTTCACATAGGCTACAGACCCTGACGAGCTAATCTGAACCCCAGTCATGACTTGACCGCCAGCCGTATAGCCTGAAGCTACCACTTCATTGGAAGTGCTGTACGTTGTAGTGTCTTGGTTCAGATCAGCATTACCCGTATACAAAGCAATCTTGATCGTGTCTGTAGACAGATCATGGATAGCCTGATACAACTCCTTTTTGAAGCTGGTGGTCTGCGTCTGGACTATGCTCATTTCACATCCTGCCTAAACTGACCGCTACGGTAAGCATCCTGACGCTCCATACCATCTGCTAAACGCTTAGCAAGAACCACAGCTTCCATATACTTCTGGTTGTATAGGGATACCATGTCCTGCTCACCCTTCATAAAGGTGTACGCCTCTACCAAGGCACCATACAGCAGTACTGAATCAAAGTTGTCACCCAACCAAGTCTGACCACTGGAGGCTGTTGTGATGGACTCGGGGTAGTAGTAATAGTGAAGCTCTGCGGAATACGCGGTATCTGGCGTAGGGCCAAGGATAAAGCTCAACTCATTGGAGATTGTAGTACCCGATACAGTTGGGCCAAACAGTGCGTAGTACTTAGGTACCCCTGTGCTTGTAGAGCTAGGATACGCTTCCCGAATAAAGTTCACGTCCTTGTTGAGCAGGTACGTATAGTCACCGCCACCGTAAGGGTATACAGCCAATGAATATGGCGCTAAAAAATCCTCGGGGCACGATAGGTACTTATTACTTGCAGTGATCGTCCCCGTTACGTTTTTACGTAACGATGGGAACTGCATCGAGTTGTAGATGCGCTGCTCGGCCTGCTGAATAAACCGGTTAATCTGAGCCGTCGAAGATACAGTAGTCGAGTCCGCAAGGGTAATCGCCGGAAAATTATTTTCCGTGTAAGTCTGTATAGCCGACGAAAGCTCAGAATAGTTCATGCCATCGGGCCTCGGGCCATCACGCCTTTAGTAGCTGCACCAGTACCACGGATTTTGATGCCGTCAGTTTTAACAGCCTCATCACCAGCAGATTTGCTGTAAGCGCCAATACTAATATCCAGCGTATCCAACTTGCTACGGTTAGGTTCTTTACCGGGGTTGTTGGAAATATTCATGTCTTTACCCGCCATCGTATGCGGCTTGGCATATACGGCAGCGGAGCCAATTTCTTTACCGCCTTTTTTCATACTGTATGCCATGATTTACCCCGTTTTTTGGCTTGCTGCACGAGACAGATTACGACCCAAACGCATACGGTCATCCGTAGTAGGGCCACCTTTTTTCAGCCCTTTCATGGACTGCTGCTTGTCATGCTTAGTGTCCATAGAGGACTTTTCCCATGCCGAGAAACTCATCTTGTGTTTCTTTGCAAGTTTTTTATCCTGAGCTAGGTCCTTGGCAGAACCTTCCCAAGCCTTTTCCGACATCTTCTTTGTAGCCATCATGGACTCCTATGAAACCGTTACCGTTACTGTACCAACATTTGTGATCCCAACCAAGTAATTGGGAGTCAACACCGCATCAAAACTACTGGCCCCGCCAACCGGATACCAACCCCACTGGATATCCCGTGAACCCCCAGTTGGATAACCACTTGTGTTGTTACCGGCGGTCACATACGTCGTGTCTTTCCTAGGGTTACGCAGTGCTTGTGGGTCTTCGACCGGGAAGGTACCAAGCATTAACTGCGGCTGGTCAGGGTCCCAGCATTCAGGGCAAACAAGCAGTTCGTATTTCCGTTGCTTGATTATCTCTGTTTTTAGCTTCTTCAGCAAAAATTGTTGACCGCAACGATCACATTCTGCAATCGCTTTTTTACCGGACGCAAACCGATTAGGCATTACGTATTCCCGATAAACATCTGCCTTGGGACAAAGCGTATAGCCGCAGTCTCCCGGTCTTCCGATGCCGCCAAATCCCAAGCCTCATCATATTGCTGCTTCAAAATCTGTAGACGGTCCATGCCACCCGGTATCTTTTGCGCCACGTAATACGCCAACCCGGCGATCATGCACGGTAGGAATCGGAAAGGTACATCCATGGTGTTTACGCCGCTACCTGCGTCGTCGATGCGGCGCATGCGCCAGTACACAAACTGGTATGTTTGGGAGTTGTCTGGTGTCGGCCAGACAGTGATCCTCGGCAGGTTCTGGATGGCTACTGCGTCGCCCGACGAGTGGGAAGCAGCAGTGGTGTTGTTCTGGCCCCGAACACAGTTATATAGGGTATTCCCTGATATGTACCCGTATCCAATGGTCTCTGTACCTACAAGAATGTACCCCGTAGCAGGCAGACTGGTCGCAGAAGTTACGGAGATCGTAGTATCCGTGCTTGCAATACCAGCACTCAAAGTAGTAATTGACGCGGTAGTCTGCCCATCAAGCCTTTGGAACCATACCTGAATTGGGCGGGCCTGCTGAAGCTTATTGGGGATCGTAGCGTAGGTGCTGATACTGATTCGGGTAATGGTCAAATCAGCCTGCGTAGACGCCGTATTGGAGCCCGTGCGAATCACATGCTCTAGTAGGTCTACAGTATCCACGGGTACAGGGTAAGTGTTTACCCCCGGAGTCAGGTTGATAGTGCCCTGCTCAAATGTCCACATGTTCACACCACGGTTTGCCCAATCAGCAAACATGATGTTAAGGCTACGGCGCGCAGTACGCATATCGTAGCCCGTACGCAACTCGGAACCGGCACGTTCAAATGCTTCCTCGACTATCTCACTCAAGTCAAGGTTGAAAGTAGCGGTTCCAGAAGTGGTCATTTCATACCTTTGAGGGTCTGCGCTAACCTAGCGCGCTGCCCCATTTTACCCGGTGCTTTAGCTGCTGCGGCCAACTTTTTGGCAGGGATAGGTTTGTCACCTTTAACGCCAAGCTGGGCCTTCAAGGCGCCGGGTTTCTTGATCGCTTTTTGAATCCATTTCTCAGCCATTATCTGTACCTCGCTGTTTTTGCTGCCACTTTGGGTGGCTGTTTTACAAACTGCTTACCTGCCGATTTACCTGCGCGTTTTGCCCTAGTTGTAGCCGCATACTCCGTAGGCGATAAAGATTTTATTGCTGCTTCAGGCAGGTATCGCTCCCCCGTCTTAGAAGACGGCTTACCGGATTTAGTGCCCCACTTCTGGGCAGTCCAATCCTTGAGCGATTGCTGAGGCGCTTTCAATCTCTGTAACCCCCACCAGCAGCCTTGTACTTTTTGGCTACAAGCTGCGCTTTACGGGCTGACCACTGACCTGCCTTTGTACCTTGGGTAGCTGCTGCTTTTACTTGGGCCACAATACGCTTACGCAGACTGGGTTTGGTGTAATTGCCAGCGGCATTTACTGTACCGCCTTCCGCGTACTGGGTAAAGTCAGTGTCGTCCCGGCGGGGTAATTTCTTACCCTTGGGCATCTTGGACGGGGAGATAGCCCCCATTCCGCGACTGGCTCTCACTTCATCATCCCGCCGCTGCAAGCGACAAAGACACCGCGAGTTTTGCCGCGTTGGGCGATACCATCGGCGCGTGCAGATGCTGAACCACCTTTTGCCATCGACTTCACCGGCTCGTCCACAGGCACCGAATCAGGGTACATCGGGGGCTTAGGAGTGGGTTTTGGTTTAGGCGCAGACTTTGGCTTCTTAGCCACAGGTTCATCTACTGGAGTGTAGTCAGTGTATTTAACGTCGGCCATGATGGCTCCTTAGCACATTCTGCCTTTGGTCTTACCGCGTTGGGCAATACCGTCGGCACGTTTGGATGCAGAACTTACCGAGCCACCTTTTGCATAGCTACCACCGCCACGCTTAGTACCTTGAAACATACCTGAGCTACGCAATGCAGACATGGGGCTCGTAAGATCGAGCTTAGATTCGCTCTTTGCCGGGGTTGATACTTCACGGTCAGACTTATTACGCATAAGGCTACGCAATGCAGACATAGGACTTGTCAAGTCGACTTTAGCGTCTTGTTTTTCCACCACGTCACGACCACTTCCGGCGTCAGATATTGATCCGCCCGGTTGACCCAATTTATTGGATGTTGATGGCGCGGATGCCTTCGATTCACCACGGCGAGTCAAACCCTGCTGTTTGTTCAGGTAATCGCGCAGGCTAAGGCCAGATGCAGCAAGCTGCTCTTTGGTAACGATGGGGGTGCGTTTGGCCGCAGGTGCTGGCGTGGAAGCAGCGCCACTATCAGGGCCATCATCTTTTGCACCCTCAGCCTCAGCGGCAGCGCGCATATCGTCAGTTACTTCGTCACCAGTAGCATATCGTTTGGTTTTCATTTCAGTACTCCTTAGCGTCCACGGGCCATGCCGCCCTTTTTCATTGCGACCTGCATGCCTTGGGTCTTGCCTTTTTTGGCAATTCCGTCAGCAGCTTTGTGTGCAGCGGCTAGGCCACCAGCGGCCATCTTTTTAACGCCGCCACCACGCTTCATACCCATTTGGGATTTGTCAAAGGCTTCCTCTTTCTTGGAGCCTTCTTTACCCATGCCTTTTTTCTCTACGTCCTTGCCGGACTT